CTTCGATCGAAGGATCTTCTCGTCCACGTTCGTACCTCTGGAGAGTTGTCGTCCTCGTATGCTGTTGAACATTCTAAATTGCGTCTTTTTTCCCAACGGTTTCTTAACTCCATACTTCTTGTGAACGTTCGTATCGTTCGCTAACCCACTGCGTAAATTAAACCTCCACACGTTTTCGTGTTTATCGATGCTTTTACTATTTTCATCCGTTAAGCCGTCTTTGTATACGTGCGGTGAGTTTCCGACCATAGCGCACGTGCCTAGTTCTCTGTATTTTACGTCGTTTCTCGGTTTCAAGTAATCGAAATATTTCTCGCTCCATCCGTTCGGAGTTTCTTTATTCCCTTTCATATTCGAACACACCCTCGCTTTACTCACCGTTCAACACACCCGACCATCCAACTTGGAATGGTCATGTTGAAACTCTAATTGAAGAGTTAGATGCAATTCACGATAGTAAAGTTGCTAACGGAGAACTTGATGCTCCGTTTATGTCAGAGATTTATTCGGAGGCTATATAATGTATAGTATCAAAGACTTTGAAGTTCTTTCCCTTGAAGATAGTGCAGAGTTCACTTCTCTACAAGGACACGTCATGACCGATTACAACACTTTGTGTAATGTGCTTGGTAAACCAACCTTCACAGATGCCGACCCTAACGAGAAAGTTTCTTGTGAGTGGTGTCTCAAAGTTAAGTACTGGGAAGAAGGTGCTGATGCAGACGATTGGGATTACGCTGATGTTACAGTGTATGCATGGAAGTATGGTTACATCCCAGTTGAAGAATGTATGTGGAATGTTGGTGGTCACTCTTGGGTTGCTACTGATTTGATTGAAACGATTTTAGCGGAGGGTGTTGCGAATGCAGCTTAAAGAATACAAGACTATGGAAGCGGAGTATGCTGGAGGCATCACGCTTCAATTCAAGTTTGAAAATGGTTATGGTGCCAGTGTAGTGAAACATGACTACAGTTATGGTGGGCCAGATGGATTGTGGGAAGTTGCCGTACTTGATGAAGATTTACAGTTATGTTATCATACACCTATAACACAAGATGTTATTGGTTATCAGACATGGGAACAAGTCGAAAAAATTTGTGAGGAGATACAAGCGTTATGACATTTACTTTTGAACAAGCGAAACTAATTGCATCCTGTACTGAGGGAAAACTGAGTGCGGATGACGTAATGAATTTAGCAACTTATGGGACAACAAATGCCATGGATATGGCACCCGAAGATAATGAAAACTGCATGTGCGGAGAACAACTGGAGTTATGTCCCGATGCTTACGAGCACATGACACACGGAGTATAGTATGAAAAAATTTGGAATGGTACTATCGCTATCGATACTAGTCGGTTGCGGTGGTGGAGCTGCAGGTGGAGCAGGTGGATTAGAAATATCAACACCCCCAACACCACCTACTACCTTTTACACTAATTATGTGAGTGGTACACTTGATGATGTCACCGAAGGGTACATTGTTATTGATGGGTATATCGAAGGTGCGAATGTTTACGTAGACTGGAATTACAATGGTATCCAAGATGAGGGTGAAGTCTCTGCTAGTTGGATGGCGGAAGACCCACCAGTAAATATATGCACACAATTCGATTCAAGTGGTAACTGTACTGAGGTTACCGAAGTAGACCCGCCTGATAATTACTATTATTTCCTACCATCCGAATCTTCAGATTACGCCCCAAGTGATTTCAATGGTGAATACATCGACACTGGAATTGCTGATTACTCAGACTATTGTAAGAATCTAAGACCACTGATTTCAGAAGTTCCTGTAGGTGCTTACGATTCCGATAGGGGATATGTGGATACTGCATATCAGATGATGTCTTTACCAGTTATTGCAGATGGTATCACAGACGGTAACAACATCACTCCATTCACAACTTTAATCAATCCTATCTTTTCCCAACTCACTGTAACTGATTATGCAATTAGTGAATCATGTAGTGAGGGTGCTTTATCTCAAGCAGAGACTATCGCAAATGAGGTTAAGAATTACGTAGATTCATTTTTAGAAATGTTTGATATCAGTTTAGATTTCTTCTATGAGGATTTCTTTAAATCTGAGGATGAAACAAAACAACAAGTAGCAATGGACATTGTTGATATTATTGCATCGGTGACAACTGCTAAGAATCTTATCGAAGATAATGTCAATCTATCTTACAGTCAAACATTCAGTGAAGGTGTAATGACGGAAGTCATGAATAACACTTTCAGTACACTAGATTTTGAACTCAAACATTCTATAGAAGAAGAACAAGTGTTCAATGGTCTAGTAACTTATTCAGAAAGCTTATACAGTAATCTAACAGCAGACAAATATGGCAACTTGTATTCTTACGATGGGAACATCATTCCTATGACATATGCTAACATGGTTGTTTCTGCTTCAAGTGTAGAGACATCTACTATACACCAAGCATCAAATGTCATGGGTGTTGAGGATGTCCATCTCTTTTCTACAGTTTCAACTGGTTATGATAACGGAGAACTCTCAGATACGAGTTACACAAGAGTACAATTCTCGAATCCGAACTACTACAGGTCAATGATGACCAATCAAAGGGGCAAACTTTTTTGGGTCACACATGACTATAGATTTTCTATTGCCTTTGGCCAAGGTAACCCTATGGCCAACTTCAATACGAATTCAGTAGTTAACAATGGTGACTTGGTTACATCCGAATTAATCTTGGATTCTATCAATAGTGTATCACATTATATCGAAGATGCTATGACAACCATCTCATATTTGTACACTGGTGATGAATTACAGTATGCAAAAGTTGTTGGTGATATGGAATACACATATTCTTACACTGAAGGAGGAGATGAGTGGTGTCTCTTCTATAATAAAAATACAGGCGAGGAGACCATGTACTGGTCAGACGCTTACACCACATGTTTAGGAGTAATACAATGAAAGATTTACATAGATACATTTTGCCTTTCGTATTAGGTATGTTCGTTGGAACGATTGCAAATAAGATTGAAGCATCAGACCCAAACGGAGAACACTATTGCATGGCACAAAACATTTACTTTGAGGCAGGTAATCAACCACTCGCTGGTAAGATTGCAGTTGCACAAGTAGTGTTGAACAGAGTAGAACACTATGGATACCCCGACACTATTTGTGGTGTTGTGTATGAAGCAAAGTGGAAAGAAAACTGGAAAGGTAATTTAGTTCCTATCAGACATCAATGTCAGTTCAGTTGGTTCTGTGATGGTAAGTCAGATGTACCCTTAGATAGTGCAACTTGGTTATCCTCTATGCATATCGCTAGAGATGTGATACAATTAAAGTATGGTGACATTACAGAAGGTTCGACACATTACCATGCTGACTTTGTCTATCCATACTGGGCGGATTCGTTAAACGAAACCGTAGTTATTAACAATCACATATTTTATAAGTAACATGAATTTATTTTATCTACACAAAGACCCCGAAATTTCCGCAACACTACACTGTGATAAACACGTAGTGAAGATGATTATCGAATACGCTCAGATGTTATCCACTGCTCATAGGATGTTGGACGGTAAACAATACACCGATGCATCCAGTGGACGTAGAATTCAAAGATGGAGACTAGACAATTCTAATATGGATGGTGTTCTCTAACCCATCTACACGTTGGGTCAGAGAGAATGCAATTCAGTATCAGTATGCTTATGATATGTTTACTAATCTATGTGATGAGTATACACACAGGTATGGTAAAGTACATGCAACTGATATGAAACTCAGAGAGTTACTTAATGAGTTACCCAAGAACATTACACTAGGTCAGTGGTCAGAACCACCACAGTGTATGCCAGATGATGTGAAGATGGAATCGGCTCTTGATGCGTACCATAAATACTATGCAGTCTACAAGAAGGAATTCGCAAAGTGGACTAAACGTGACGTACCATCATTTATGAGTTTATAATATGCCAACATACGATTTCTTAAACACTGAAACTGGTGAAGTGGAAGAACACTTCATGTCTTACACTAAGTTAGACCAGTTCAAAGAAGATAACCCACACATGAAACAACAACTATCCGCCCCTAAGATTGTAGGTGGTCATGGTGATAGAGTTAAAGCATCCGATGGGTTCAATGATGTGCTTAAGAACATCGCATCAAAAAATGTCGATACACCACTAGGTGAACGATATCACAGAAAGTCCGTCAAGGAAGTCAAGACACGGGAAACAATTAAAAAGCATATTGACATACAATCCCGTCCAAAGTAGAATAGGTATATTATGATTGAAATTCACGAATTAGAAGCACTCGATATGAAAGCCGAGATGGTAGATGGTAAGAGACTTTACACGACACCCGAAGGTAACAAGTATCCAAGTGTAACAACAGTCACTGGTCTTCTCAACAGAGAACAAATAAAGTTGTGGAGAGCAAGAGTTGGTGAAGAAGAAGCCAACAAGGTCACTGCAAAGGCGACTAGACGAGGTACTAAGATGCACGATATTTTTGAAAAGTATCTTAGACAAGAAGAGGAGATTGTCTTTGACAATATCCTACAAGAACAGATGTTTAATTCTGCTCAACCATTATTAGATGAGATTATGCCAATCGCTCTAGAAGCGCCTCTGTATTCCGATACACTTAAGATGGCGGGAAGAGTGGATTGTCTTGGTCTCTTTGAGGATAGACTCACAATCATTGATTTCAAAACATCAAGTAAGTGGAAAGAAGAGTACATGGCAAAACCATGGTTCATTCAGATGACTGCATATGCTATGATGGTAGAAGAGATGACTGGTTATGAGGTTGAGGAGATTCTTGCTATTGTTGTAGTTGAGGGTCAAACAGGTGGTGTTCAGGCATTCGGAAGTTTTCCAAGTGAACACGTTGATGAACTAGTTGGGTTACGTAAACAGTATACCAACTTATATGGAGTATAGTATGGATATTGAGGTGGGAAAAGAATATACGATTTATCCCAAGTATAAAAAGTCGTATGTAGAACGTGAAGTGTTCAAAGATAATGATAGTGAAGATAGAGTTGTCATTGAAGCGCTTTGGAGAAGTGGTGCATATATCATCAAGGTAACTAACGAAGAAGAGAAAGAAACCTTAGAAGCGTATATGTCAGAAGATGCAACTGGTGACATGGAACCATGTGAGTTCGAAGAGAATGAATTCATAGAATCCTTTGATGAGTGTGGACGTGATGTTTATGTACACTTACACTCAGAAAGTGAAGCAGATGAAGATGCAATTCTAGAAGCAGTCGAAGAGGAAGGACACGATTGGTTTTGGGATAACAACTATGATTCATGGGATGCAGAACACTTCTTTGGTTTACCATTACAGGTAGATGAGGTTGACCCCGATAACAGATACAACTTGAGGTTCTAAGATGTCAGAAGTAAAATTTAGAAGAGACGAAACCCATACAGTATTTGTTAAAAAGACTATGGTAGCAACAACAACTAACTGGGATGGTGAAGAAGTAATCTCAGAAGAAGAGTTAAGACAATACATTGCAGAAGGAACAACTGGTGATGATGAGAAAGATGATATATGTCATGACCAAGTGTTAGAAGCAGAGTGTATCGATGAAGAAGATATCGATTGGTGGTCTGATAGAAAAGGCTGTACCGAATACGAGTATGAGGTCATCGATGATTAGTAAAAAAGAATTCACTGAACAAGTTGAAAAATTAATTGTACGTGGAAGAGGTTGTGATGTAATGTCAGCAATCATCAAAGTGTGCGAAACAAATAGTCTAGAACCCGAAAGTGCGAAAAGACTATTATCAAATCCGCTGAAGGAAAAACTGGAAGCAGAGGCTCAAAAACTAAACTTAATCAATCGTGGCCAAGTGAGTCAGGCAAGTATCACGAAATTTTATGAGGACTAATAATGGATAAATTATTAAATGAAGTAGTTACCATCATCACTGCTACAGGTGAGTATGTTGGTAAACTTAAGTCACTGGAACCGATTGTTGAAATCGAAAACCCTAGAATGGTTCTTCAGAACCAAGAGGGTCAAATGGGTTTCGCTAGAGGTGTTGCTGTGACTGGTGAAGAGAATCCTACACAGATGATTGTTAATCAATACATCTTTATGGCGGCAACAAACGATAAGGTAACTGAAGCATATAAAACTGCTACAGGTGATATCCTTGTACCCGAGCAGAAGATTATTACTTAATGACATCTAGGGATGGATATGATGCTTATACGTTGTACCTTGGGATTAAGTTACACTTCAATTCTAAGGACTACGATTTCATCAAATACAATGGAAAAGTACGGAGTGATATAAACTCATTTCTTAAGAGAAAGGATAAGTATCACTTTGGAAAACTCCATAAAACCTACAAAGATAACCTACAAGATTTCTATGTCGCTAATCTATCTCAAAAGGATAGTTGGGCAGGAGACTTATTGAATGAGGAAGCGGAACGTGTTTACGCTGATTGGAGAAAACGTCAACAGAAGTTGTCGTATATGTTTCAGTCAGAAGTGAATGATGTGTTACGTAAAAGAACTATACAGAAAGTTCTAGAAGTAAAGAACGGTCAGCATCCTTGGTTATTACGAGACTATCTAGCAAAGAAAGTCTCACTAGAAACTCTTTGTATCATGGATGAGATAATCGGGTTCACTAAAGATTGGGAGAGACTAATCTCTGAGAAGGTAGTGTATCCCGATGTCCACATCAAGATACGAAAGTACAAGACGTTTGTAAGCGTAGACCATAAGAAATACAAAAAAATTCTTTTGGATGCATGTTCATAAACGCCTAAATAAAATCGTCTATTATAAAAACCCTCTTGTGGAAACACTAGAGATGACGTATAATAGATTAATACAATGCAATACAATGTTAATACAATAGGAGAATACAATGTCAGCATCATTAGATAAACTAAGA